TTGGACTAAAAGTCTGACCTCCTTAGGTTGGACTAAAAGTCTGACCTCCTTAGGTTGGACTAAAAGTCTGACCTCCTTAGGTTGGACTAAAAGTCTGACCTCCTTAGGTTGGACTAAAAGTCTGACCTCCTTAGGTTGGACTAAAAGTCTGACCCCTTCACACGATTGCCGCCGCGCGTATTAATAAGCGTGCGCTGTTCAGGGGTCGTGCAAACGCAGCCACCGTCGCAGGCCAGTGTAGAGTCACAGCACTCGGGCTTGCACTGGTTGTTCGTAAACAAAAAGAGGTGTTCATCATCGATCACGACAGGGGGGCCATTCAGAGGCACATTCGGGTGATTTGCCCGAAAGCCCTGCGCGGCCGGGGGCAGACCCGCCGCTAGATTCACACCATCGTAGCTACCAATCGCATCTGTGGCAAAGTTCGTGCCAGGGGCCTTCACGAGCATATCCGTGAAATACTCATGATGCGAGTTGCTGCCAAACTTTAGGCTTGTATTGGAGCCATAGTTATCCATGCCCTCTGCACCACTTTTCTTAGCGCCACTAGCAAACGCTGCGGCAAACCCCTCCCGTGTCCTCTGGGGCCAGTTCGTGAATCCAAGCAACATGCAGATATTGGCCAGGAATAAGATCACCAGCATGGCGATTAAATAGGTTCCACGGCTAGACATGATTCTATGAAGGCATTAGAGAATTATGGATTCTACCAGGGAGGATAAAGCCGGAAGACCCACATCGGATGCATCCCGCACCTTCAGACCCGAGCCAAGTGTAAAGGATCCCGAATCTGTATACAGGTGCATCCACCTGCACGGATGTAAATGATCCGTAGCCTCTTTCGTAAACCCCGCCGGTTTCCATAGATCGCCTTCAATCCAGGTGGCCGCACTCATCTGTTGCCCTTCCAGGATGACCGATGATGCCACTTCAGGACCAGCAATATCTACGATGCCGATGACAGTGCACCATCCCGGGCCATCTTCGAGTGTATCGCCAATCTGGACCCGATCGATCAGCACAGTCTCTATGCTTATTGGGATCCCATAAAAGAAGGTAATGCGGCGAACTGTGCAGACGGGCGACAAGCCTGCTTCCGATTGAAGGATCGAGTCCGGGGCCTTTAGCCCTTGAGGTGGCGGCGACCGATTCAGCCGATGCCAGACAGCGCGATGCCATTCCTGTAGTCTCTCCGTATCTTCTGTATAGATCTCTTCCCAATCTGCATAGATGAACCCATCAGGGGTCGGGATAGTGCGTGTTGTTGTTGTCAGGCACCATAGATCATTTACTTTGCCGCAGGCCGTATAGGGGATGGCGGATGGATGGTTCTTCACAGGAATTCGGGTCAGGTTCGGCAGAATCACCAGGTGCTCGCCCGAAACAATGGAGCGGCCCATTTTATAGAGTGCATCGGAGGTTCGGAAACGGTGAATGGCTGTAATCACACCTCCATCCTGCAACTTATCGCCCACGTGAAGTGATCGAATCTGGCACGATCCAGTCACAGTTGCGATGAGTGTATCCCCTGTAAAACAGCCACCAGATACTTCTGCCGCTGCGACTATCGTTACCGCAGTCACAACCGCAACGGATGCAATAGCAGACATGGTCATGATAAGACCGGAGATGGGCATCAGTAAAAAGAAGAGGAGGATTTGCATAACGAGCAGAATTCCAATAATGATAATCGCCACCATCATCGTTACTTGGACGGAATTGACAAAGGCCACCACCATTGATATGAGTGCCATGATTAGACTTAGTATGGCTCCCTGCATCCGATCGATGAGACCGTGCAAATTAAGCATCATGTTATGAAAGAGTTTCGATACAACTCCCAGCCGTTCTTTCAAGGTAGCATAGGCCCCCTGACAAAAATTCCATACATCAGCGAATATATCTGCGAAGACGCTTACCATATCCTGCACAAGTGCTGCGACAGCCTTCTGTTCTTCGACCATGTCTTTTGCACCGGTGGCTGCCACCCTGAGTGCATCCTGTATATATTCTTTTTGGCAAAAGGAGACGTTTGCTCGTGCATATTCGACCGCCGATCGCGGATCATTCTTGGGTTTGTAGAACCCTGCTATTGGAATAACATAGGGGCTACAGCGCATTTCGTCCCAGTGCGTTGAGATGTTGATATGGCGGTTGGCTGCGATCACAGCAGTCAGCGTGATTGCAAATATGAGTGTTACGGTCAGAGCGGCATACACACCCATTCCCCCTGACGGCTCCATGGATTTTAAGATACAGGATAAATACGCCTGCCTATCTCTAGGAATGAAGGCAACTCGTAAGTGTCCGAAGGGTATGATCCGTAGAAAGACAGCGAAAGCAAAAGGTCCGGGACTATCACAATGCAAGCCCGGTATCGGCCCGTTGAAGGCCGGTGAGCTGTCACGGTTTGGATACGATCATGTAGTGACGATGACAGCAACAAAACGTCAGGCCTGTCTACGTAAGGCACAGGCTGAATATGGTTCTCTTTCGCTCTTTAGGAAACTGAATGCACTATATGTCTATACACGGAACTCGTCGCCTGCATCATCGGCGATTTTCTTGATGGATCGTAATTGGGTGCGCTCCACCTTTGGTTTTAAAGGATGAGTTTGAGTAGGGATGAGCTCTGAAGGAGCTGCAGCAACTGCAACTGCAACTGCAACTGCAACTGCAACTGCAACTGCAAGCGTAACCGCAACCAATATGAATGCTGAAACGGTGGCAGCAATTCCAGAACCACCTGTGCAAATTTCGTTTGATTCGTTACAAGCAGCGCTACGCGCGAATGAACTGTGGATGACCTCCATGGGTTCTGCTGCTAATCCTGGCCTGCTCGATACCTTTCACGTGCCCTTTTCACCGCTCGTTGCAATCGGGGTAACACTCATTTTTATCGTGATTGTCGTGGTCCTTGTGGCTATGAATAGTTACAAAATCATCAGGGCCAACTGGTCAGCCTATCGCTGTCACCCAGAGGTAACCGCCTTTGCATCCTTCTATGGGCATAATCTGAAGGAGACCATGAGTTTCTGTGTGGGCGAACTCGTAAAAGAGCATGCACCGGGTGTCATTAATCCGATCTATAAAGCCGTCGAAGAAGTCATGGGTGTTGTCGATGGAGTCTACGAGGAGGCTGTCGCCATTGAAGGAGAGGTAACCGGCCTCCTTAGTGGATTCGAAGCCTTTGTGGTGAATTTTATGAATTCTATGCGTCTTGTTGGCACGCAGATTCGTATGTCCGCAGTCCGTATTAAGGATATATTCAGCCGCCTCTACGGCTCTTTCTTTTCCATTGTCTTTGCCGGCATTTCAGCGATTACATTCGGTTCTAATTTGATTTGTAACCCGCTGATTGTCTTCATTGCAGGTATCGCGGGAGCCGATATATGTTGCTTCCATCCGGATACTCTGATTACTATGAATGATGGAGGACACAAGCGCATATGCGAGATTAAAATAGGTGAACAACTTGAGGATAGTGTCATTGTAACATCCGTCTACGAGTTCAATGGATCCCAAACTGCAATGGTAGCCATTTATGGTATCCAGGTCAGCGGGAATCATTATATTAGGTCTGCAGGGCGCATGATTCGCGCCGATCAACATCCAGCGGCAACTCCCTGTGAGTCATTCGGTCGAATCTGGTGTCTTGGCACTAATCGCAATACAATTCCAGTTCTGAATCGTTTCGGATTTACAGAAGAGTTCGCAGATTATGAAGAGAGCGAAGAACCAGCTGTTATTTATAAGGCACAGCAGGCTGCCGAGCGGCTTTTGAACGGGCCGACCAGGGAGCCAGGCATCCCTGTGGCGGACTATAGTCTTGGCATAGATCCGACCGCACTCGTTCTCATGGCATCGGGTGCATGGAAACCCCTGTATCGGGTCCAGATTGGCGATATGCTGGCACCCGATCACAATGTTGTTAGTGCAACTATTACGGAATACTGCCGATGGTGCTACAAGACTGCCGATGATGTTCTTATGAGCGCGGCGCAACTTGTGCAACAAGGATCACAGTGGATACGATCGGTCTATCTCTATCGACCTGCAGAACAGTCATTCTTTATCCTGCGACACCTCTTTGTATCCAAGGGCCATTTCATTATACGCGCCAGTGCAGGAACAAAACTATATGATGTTCGTGACTATCGGGAAGTCGATTCTTCTGAACTGCAGACCCCCTATGACGAGGCATTAGCAAGTAAAGGTGAACCAGGGCTGCCGTTTGCTCGGTAGGGGCACGATGAACGAGATTCTACCAAAGCTTCGAACCGTATGGCCGCCGGATCTGCAGGGGACAGAAACAGGTTACAAGACAAATTCATGTGAATTCAATGGTTCCACCATAGTTCAAACCCTGGATGATTTGCATGAGCATGCTTGGTGGACAGGTTTGAAGATTGTAGTTGGTGGTGGTGGTGATCAGCAATATGAGTTTCTGGTGACGCTGGTGGATACTGATGGCGTTCTCTCTACACTCCGAGTTATGTCGGGCGAGGCCCAGCCATTTCAATGGGCTCTGCCGGCTCATGTAGCGACTGCACGATCTGTTCGGCTCCATATTGCCCCTGTTCTACCGAATCTGATCCCGTATGTAAATGTAATTTCCTACTTTCATGAGATGCCGCCTTTGGATCCAGCGACGGCAATTCATTTTATATTGGATAACTATGCAATTGCGTTCAGTCATCCGGGTGCTGTAGGCAGCCCACCTCTTATTGTTCCTAGTATGCACAGGCTGTATCAGTAAAGGTGACATTTGACCTTCTAGATTATTTTGATTGCACGATGGACTCTACGATGGACTCTACGATGACCTCTGCAATGAACTCGACCCTGATTGCAACCTATTTGGCGCCCTATTTGGCGGTTCGTGTGGAGAAGGAAACAGGATCAAGAGCAGCAAGGTCGCTGCACGTCGGCTTTCTACTCGATGTGAGCTACAGCATGTCGGGTGAGCGATTGGATGCTGTAAAGAAAACGCTGGCCGCGATCGCCCCTATGTTTCGCCTCATGGATTTCTGCACGGTGGTGACTTTTTCCAGCGGAGCCCGCACGGTTGTAAGTCGGCTCCAGATGGATGAGTCTGGCATCGGGATCTTTCTGGCAGCTACTGCGGCAATTGCGGTAGAAGGCAACACTGATCTTGGCACAGGCATTACACACATGGCCTCTCTGCACGCTGACTACGATGCTGTTATTATCCTAACAGATGGAGAAATCACGGCAGGTGTCGCTAGCAATGAGGGAATCGTGGCCCTCCTGGCTGGCTTCCGCGGTCGGCCTATCCATACACTCGGCTATGGCGCCGATCACAATCGCCGACTCTTGAATCGCGTGGCTATCAATAGCTGCGGCACCTACACCTACGTGGACAGTGAGACAACTCTCCCCGTTTCCATGGCAGATCTGCTTGAAGGCCTTCGATCTGAAGTGCTTCACGATGCTGGGATCTTGGTGTCTGGTTCTGTCGCAACTTCTATTGAGCTGAACGGGGCCGGTGGGGCGCGACGTATTGGCGGCATTGTCCCAGGTCGCCCCTATTGGTCTGTGTTCAAGGTGGATGGAGAGATTGAAGGGGTCACTGTTACACTGACCTCCACAGAAGAAACAGAGACTATCACCATGATTAGTCGTGAAGATAACGGCGATGCACAAGAACAAATCTTCCGCGCCAGAACAGCGGCCACCCTGTCGCTCGGTATAACAGAGATGGATGCCCCTGGCGCGTTACGCGACCCCGCTGCCCTTGAAGCACAGATCCAAGCGCTCCTAGATGAGATGGATCTCTCCATTCGGCCTCTTATGCTTCGCATGAAAGGCCAACTGATTGATATGCGCTGCGCACTCCGTGATTTGCCTCCTCCTCCTGTGGCCGGTGCGGTGGCCCGATCCTTTGGGGATGCTACAATGATGCCGCCCCCTGCTCTAGCTCGATTCACCTCCATCACAGGAGTGCTGAGTAGTCAGCGGGGTGTGACTCGCTATCATGACGGCGAAGATCCGGATCAGACATTCTCTTCACCGGCGCAGCGCTCCGCATCGCATGCTGTGAGTGCCCATTATTCTCAGTCACAGTCACATGATCCTGTATAGGGGCAAAAAGAAAGTGTTATTTTGGCATAGACCGACCTTTAGTTGACCACGTCCTTCAGATCATGCGGCAGCGGCAGGACAGTAAAGGAGTAATGACTGGAAATCATGCTCATGATTGACTGCTCCTCCGGATTCAAGAAGGAGATCGCCGTGCCCTTACGACCAAACCGGCCGCAGCGACCAATGCGGTGAATGTAGTTCTCCTTGTCCTCAAAGGGCGGTAGATCGAAGTTGAAGACCACGCTTACACCCTGCACATCAATGCCGCGGGCCAGCAGATTCGTGGAAATCAGAACACGGGTCTTGGCGGTCCTGAACTCCTCCATGCGCAGATGGCGCACAGCCTGCGTCATGGGCTCACCGTAAATCAGAGAGACGGGAAAGCCACGATCTGTGAGCGCCTTGAAGAGCCTTTCGGCACGATCCTTCGAATTTGTAAATACAATGGACTGTGGGATGCTCACGGACTCGAAAATGTCGCAGATGCAATCGAGCTTCTGACTGTCATCATCCAGCGGCACGGAAAACTGCTTGATGCCCTCCAGGCTTACGTCGGCCACCTTGAGGGTAATCCGGACGGGGTCCGTAAGGATCTCTGTGGCCAGATCACGCACTTCAGGCGGCATCGTAGCCGAGAAGAAGGCCACCTGGCAACCCTCCGGAAGGCCGCCATTGAGCTTGATGATCTCTCCGACCTGATCACCGAAGCGGTCGCGGAGCATTTCATCCGCCTCATCGAGGATAAAGCAGCGCAGATCGGAGTAGCGGAGATCCCCTGAGGTGGCCAGATCACACACACGCCCGGGCGTGCCGACTACGATATGGGCGCCTGCCCGGAGTTCACGCACATTCTGGTGCCTTGCGGTGCCGCCTACCGCAAGTGTGACCTTGATCTTCTGATAGGAACCAATTGCGGTAAGAACCTTCGAAATCTGTTCAGCAAGCTCATGGGTATGTGCAAGGATGAGCACCTGGGTCTTCTTGAGCTCGGGATCTACACGATTTACCGCGTTGATCCCAAAGGCACCCGTCTTGCCGGTCCCGGATTGGGCCTGCCCGAGAACATCCCGGCCGGCAAGAAGAGGCTTGATCGCAAGGGCCTGAATGGCGGAGGGCTTCTCAAAGCCGTAGCCATAGACTCCACGGAGAATATTCTCATTGAGTCCCATTTCATCGAACGTTGTGCAGGCGGGAAACTCTGCAAGTGCGGAAGATTCAGCTGTGTAGTTTGTCGTCATCGTGCTTTCATTCGAAGGGCGGCCTTTAAGCGGTCAACTTTTGACCGGCCCCTGGTTTCTCTGCCTATAATAGATATGGGTGCTACAGCTTCGGGACCTAGCAAGAATGCCCCTCCTCCTAGTGCAAATATTGGCCAATCTGCTCCCTCTACCACGCCTGCCCCCAATTTAAGTATGAATCCTGCATCAAACACTTCTGATAAGCCGGCAGTAGGAGGTCGCCGCCGCTCACAGAAGAAGAGGAAGCAGAGGAAGCAGCAGCAGAAGCAGCGTAAGAATCGCCGTTCAAGCCGAAAACAGTAAGGCACCACGTCCTCCAGTGATACGCAACATATTATACGCAGTGGCCCATGCATAGATTGTAAAGTTTGGCCTCGGGGCTGGAATAGAAACCAGAGGTGTTAAAGTAATAGAGGCCGGCCCTACGGAAGTGCCGTCCTCTGTTTGGACTCCCGTCATATAGCGACTTACATAAGAACCTCCACCACCGCCCGCAAGGAAACCAGACCCACCGCCTGTATAGCCGTCCCCGCCCCCATTTGCATTCAGTGAACCACCGGGAGAACCACCGGTCTGCTGTGTGCTCAGCACAAAAGGAGCCGTTATTGGCATCTGAATTCCATCCGGCTGGCCAACACCAAGAGTCGAACCACGGCCACCGCCACCACCTCCCAGGATCACCCCAGTTCCCTGCACAGGAATACTCACAATCGCAAAGGATGCATTCGTGGCACAGTCATACAACCGGGAAGGCGCTAGCGATGAATGATAAATGAGAATCGTATCACCTGGAAACACGGCGATTGGTGTGACTAGTTCTACATCACGCCAGTCAATATCGTCATTGCCCGGATAGAGCGTATACGGTCCCTGTGTAAAAACACCATTAACACTAATATAATTTGCTATGCTGCCCGACCATACACCCGTCAGTGTGCGCCATCCATAGATTATACCAGGCGCTGTCACTGTATAGGTAGGGCTAAAGAAATAATGAAATCTAACCGGTGTGTATCCAGAAATATCATTTGTAAACGTTATAATGCCCGTATTAGAAGATGCATCATGTGTCTGTAGGCTGTTGCCACCTTGACTGGCGACCGCTACTGCAGATCCAGCATTACCGCCCTGATTCCCAACAGAGCCAGCCCCTCCAGCCCCTGCGACAGCAAGCCACTGGTAGCCAAAGGAGGTGCCATCGAACGTCTGCAGAGCCAAGGAGGCCGATCCACCAGGAACCACACGGGCAATTACATTATTGAAGTTCGGCAGAGCTCGCAGCTGTTGAAAATTGAGAATCCCACACACCGTAGCGCCGGCACCGCCATAGGAGCCAGGGCCCGCCGAACCCGACAGATCCACCTGAAATGCCTGCGTCCCCGCAGAAAAATAGGACAAGAGTTCGTTCAGCGGCGAGGCTTCCGAAAAGGTTACAGGAGGCTGACTGGTGTCGGGGGCCCAGGTAACGGCACAAGAAGCCCCCTCAAAGGTAAGCTCCAGTTCCTTCTTCGGAATCTTATCCCAATTCGAGAAACCGCGGACTTGATCCACCGGCTTTTTAAGTGCATCCCCGATGCCTCCCGTCGGCCAGAAGCCGAAATCATAGCGATAGATATAGCGATCAATCAGCGGGGCACGCTGACAATTCAAGATAGGCATCAGTGAGCGGAAAAAAGAGGGTGCTTCATGATCGAACCGGCGCTGGCCGCGATACCAGAGCGTGGCAGCCTTGAGCGGTTCCGATTGTCGGGTCACGAACGCCGGCTGCACGTAGCCGTCACTGTAGTCCCACAGAGGGATCACAGCATCCGGCCACCAGGGGATGAAGGAACCTGCGGCACCGGGCGGTCCCAGGTCGCGACTGAACAAGAAATAAGCATTGTAGTCCGGTGCTTCGACACGCTGGGCAATCCATGTCAAATCCCGCACGAGACCGCCTTCATTTAGCGGAATCCGCAGAGAGGGGGCCCCGCCTGTTTCTACAGGTTGGATTGCAAGGTGCTGCTCAATGGGAATCTGCAGATCGGCTTGACGGAAAGCAGAGGCTTCCCGATCTTCTAGGCTAATATACTCTACGATCCAGTAGGCATCGCGGAAATGGTAGGCCGCGGGCATAGTGACTCCTTCCAGCAGAGAACCATTAAAAGTGTTTGTTTGCGGAGTTATATCCAGGTTTAACAGGCGCGTCATACTGTAGATCGGTTGGGGAGCCGTCCCGCCCGTTGCAAAGAAGCCACAACTAGCAATGTTCGGCATGGGGCCGAGTCCTTGCGCTGCTGACAAGAGTGGATTTCGCGCATCGATGCGTGCATCTGTATAAACACATTGTTGGATCGGGCGGAAGTTCACGGTAATCTGCACCTTATCTTTGGCTAATGCCTGAATCGGGAAGACCTGGGGGCCTGGGCCGCGATTAAACCAGAACGGCGGGACAATTTCAACCGATACTGGCTGTCGGCTAACAGTTGATGTATAGGAGGATGGATCACGACTGATCATGCTGTTTGTTGTGTCAAAATGCTCGACCGGTCTTACTTGCTCATCGAGGATTTCCATGAGCCGGCTATCCACTGTATCAATCACCTGATCGCCGATCTGCAGTTCAATGTTGCTGCAGAGTGCATGCCCGATGCCATTTGTCCAATTCCACTGGGGGCCGATCAGCATGTTAGGAAAAAGGGGGTCACGTGCTGCGGCAGCAGCATCTGCCTTCGCCTGTGCAGCATAGAGATCGGGAAGATCAACAACGAGGATAATGCGGCTAATGAGTTCGCCGAGCTGGGGGAGTGTAACGGTGGCCTTCTTCCCGAAATCGGCCAGATTATCAAATTCTACCCGGCGCCACTGGGAAGCCCAGCGGGATCGTCGCATGAAGACGGCACTGTAGAAGCGAAAAGTGGGATTGCCTTTGGGTGCATTCAGACGCTCCAGATCTTGGAGCCCCGATGTCACGATGTGAAACATGGAGGCGGGTGTGGACGCCATTGCCCTTCTCTACTTGATGGCGTTTATATCCTCTTTATTGCGGCTTTACAAAAATATTTATTAAGAGTAGAATGGCTGCCAGGCTGTATGATACAGAAGAACTTGATTATCGGACTGCCGAAGCTATTTTGACTCACGGTCAAGCAATGGTATCAAGGGAGACACCATTATTTATTTTCAAATATGGCCCCCCTGGTTCAGGAAAATCGACAAGTGATGATACGATATATAAAACTTTTAAGTTATCATCCAATGATTTCATATTTTTAGATTTTGATGAATTAATAGAATCTTCGAGAGAATTACGAGTTAGAACATCCAGTATCCGAGGAACAGGTAAATATGGAAGATCAATCAATTTTCCGGATGAAAATCTGCGTCCTATTTTAGACGAAATTAATAAAATTAGATGGGAAATATCGGGTAGAATGATTCCTAATGCACAAATAGGTGCCTCATTGAATTTTACAGATAAACTTAGAGCAATATTACAGACATCAATTGATAAAAACTATAATATAATGTTTGACGTAACGGGTGTTGCAAGTCAGCATGAATATTATAAACGAGTTTTAAATTGCATTCCTGAAATATATAAAATAATATTTGTATATCCTATTCTTTCTCAGACAAGTCAAAAAATACGAACCTTTTCACGAGCAAATACTAATTTTTCAAAAGAAGATGAACAAAAAATGTATGGACGATTAAGATTAGATGATGCAAGGGTTTTAGCTGCGCCGCCGGCCAAAGAGTTTTTCTTAAACACTGTCATTCCGATGATGTATGCAGGATTAATCCATCAAATAATTATGGTTAACAATGAAGACAAGCCTGATGTTAATTTTAAAGCCACTATTCCACTGGAAGCAGTTAGAGCTGATCCTAGAAGACATGTGCCACTCCGAATTTCTGATACATTTCCAGTTACTATAGATGCGGAGGGGGCTATTACGCGGGCCGAACAAGTTGCGGATGAATTTAAATCCGATAATGAGCGATTAGATGCTAAGATTGCGCAAGCGACAAGATTGTTCAATACAATTCGTCATGATGTTGTTGCTGCTGAATTTGCCAAAAAGCCAGAAGGTGGTGGTGCAGCGGCTGGCGGGGCAGGTGGGGCTCCTCCTGCTGCATTTGCCAAAAAGCCAGAAGGCGGGGCTGCGGCGAATGCAGGGCCATTAAGAGCAGGAGCTAGTAAACTAGCACCAGAGCCTAATGTAGCAGCTGGCGCACATAAGATAGCCGAGGCATTAGGAGGTGCAAGGCGGAAATATAAAAAGACACGCAAAGTAAAAAGGTATTAGACGAGTTTTATTCTTTGTAAGAATCCATTGCATGGACTTTTGTAAAGAATCATTATATTTTGACAAAGGCCTCCGTATTATCGACATTGGAACTGACCAGGCACTTTGTAATGGGGTCCACATGAATAGGACCTTTATAGTTCCCAAATGAGGAATACGTGCCCATCACTTCATTGGTCCCAGAAGGTAGGCGGGGCTTCTGTGTGTCAATCCAGTTGGGCCGGAGCTTGCCTCCAAAAGTCAGATCACCGGTCGGGGTGATTTGATACCGCACATCAAAGTTCCGGGGCCCCGTGGGCCAGGTGTCTGCATGAAATTTCATGGCTCTCTCATAGACCTTGATCGGCTTGCCTATAGTTTTGCAGAGAACATCTACTGTCAGGGGTTTATAGTCGCCTACGGCAGCATTCTCATAGACCGTCCAGCGCTTTACACCAGCGGCTGTCCTTGTGACAACCCACCGAGCCTTATTGCCACCCACGCGGATAGTGCCTTCGGGAAAGGCTGTTGCAGATTCAGCAGGCGATGGCCTGCCATTCGCTGCCTTTCTTGTCTTTCGCGTTTTTATTGCCTTCCGCATCTACTGAAGACACCGAATAGATCGATACCAGGCTGCAGCAGAGAGGGATTCGGCGATCGCGGCTTTTCTAAGATCCGAATCTGTAGTCAGGGCCGTTTTACCGCAGAGCAAAAAAGAATGCACGCGCGCATATCCCCATTGTTGTTCCGTGGCACCAGGGCGGTGGCCTGTGCGCCAGGCGGCAAGCCCGCGATTGTAGGAGGCCCTGATAAACCGAAGGGGCACGCCTGTAGCAGCTGCCTTGGCCTCAAGAGACTTGGCATCAGGGAAACGGGAACGCCAAGCAACTGTATAGCCGCTCTTCCGTGTTTTAATCCCCTTGTCCGTTTTGAATCCCACATAAGCTGCCGGATCTTTCCATCCCAGTGCACCAAATTTCCGGATTTCTGCCGCTCTCTTCCGTTTCTTCGTTTTGCTCAGACCTGCATAATACCTGGGAGGACCTACCATCACCTACTGATGTTTTAGCATTTCATCTGTGGCTTTTCTGAGAGCAGCCTTTGTCTCTGGCTCTGACCCTGCATGGCCTGCGGTTGTCATCACAAGTGTAGCGTGTGGCATGGATGCCTTAAGCCGATAGGCGGCCGCAGGTGGGCAGACTAGATCATAACGGCCCTGCACGATCGTAGTCGGAATTTTGGCTAAACGGCCAACATTCTTGAGCAGCTGGCCTGGTCGCAGCCAACAGTTATGACTAAAGTAATTATTTTCCAGGAGAGCTACATTCTCCTGCTCGGACTCTGTTGAGCGATCAGGGCGCGACCGCGGCTCCAGAAAAGAGACAGAGTGCTCCCACCGTGTCCAGGCCCGTGCAGCTGCTTTCCGTGTGGCTCTCTTGGGTGAACGAAGGAGCCGATGGTAGACTCTCGTGAGATTCTTTTTGGACCTGCCGCCTACAGAGGCAAACGGAGCCCAGCCAGCCGGATTGAGCTGAGAGGCACCTCCTTCCTTGTAGAGCCAATCATTCTCCCATGGAGACCCAAGGTAGATCCCTCTGATCACAAGACCCGTTACGTGGGCTGGATGTGTCTCAGCATAGGCGAGGGCCAGGGTAGATCCCCAAGAGCCGCCAAAGACGACCCATTTCTCTATACCCAAATGGTTACGGAGGCGTTCTATGTCCGCTACCAGATGCCAGGTCGTGTTAGCCCTAAGACCGGCGAGTCCCGTGGGTGTCGATCGGCCGCATCCCCTCTGATCGAACTGAATAATACGCCATTTGGTAAGATCGAACGATCTGCCTGGAACTTTGCGTTCGAGGCCACCACCGGGCCCGCCGTGCAAAATGACGACTGGTCTGCCTGCTGGGTTGCCAGTTTCTCTATAATACATGACATGCCCTTCTGTTAATGGAAGAGTCGGCATGCCCCCTACTGTTTAGTCTTTAAAGTCTTTGATCGTGATTTCCGTGATTTCCGTGATTTTTTTGATCGACGTTTCCCTCCATCAACATAGGGCTTCCTATTATTTATTAGTTCTTCGAAACGTGTACCTACAAGGTTACGTAATATTAGAGCAAGTTTCGTATCTGAATATTTATTGAAGGAATGGGCCCCAATAATCATAGCTAAAATCTCTTCAAATTCGGGCACTTTATGAGCAGAATGGTAAATATCTCTTCTATACACTTCATTCAGCCAGCTAGATGTGGCTTTATATAATGCTGTATCTCCTCCAGTATTGGCCGCATTAACATTTGCGCCATGAAATAGTAGAGCTCTCACAACTGTACCCCGGCACTTTTCAGCTGCTATAATAAGAGGTGTATTTCCATCCGTATCTCTACATTCCAAATTTACACCGGGCGTTCTAATTATTTCTATTACTGAATCATCAACATTTCCTGCGGTAAGTTTCAAAATTAGGAGCTCACACAGTTCACCGGGTCTGCGCTCTGCTGCACCAGAATTTACCCAGGGTACAGTGGATACTTTCGCATGGGACATGGGTATATCCGAAAGCGGCCTACGCGCTGCAGCAGCCGATGCCCCCCTTATGGCGTTCAACATTCCTAATTATTAGCAAGAAAATTAAAGGGTACCGGGTAGGGGGATGCATAAGTTAGAAGCAGATAAGGAAGGACCCATTGATCGTATGTTCCTTCAGATCACTGAATGGATCACACCCTTTTTTCATAAGACGGGCCATACGCCTAATCTGATCACCACGTATTCCTTGGTGATGGGGCTCGGGGCGGCTTATTATTTATGGAAAGGATCAATCGGCATCTTTGCAGCTCTCTTCTTGGGATCCTATCTGTTTGACTGCGTGGACGGTTATATGGCCCGCCGCTATCATCAGGTAACCGTGTTCGGCGACTATTACGATCATGCGTCAGATATTCTTAAGTTTCTTGTGACATTATATATATTTACACTAAAATACTCGTGGGAACTCCTTTTACCGGTGCTCCTTAGTATTGGGGTCTTGCTAGCGATCTCGTGCGTCTATCTTGGCTGCAGTCAAAAATATAGCAAGGGGGCAGCCATGCATAAGACAGAAACTATTGATGTATTTATGTCCTTTTGCAGTGCTGAGGATACGATTCACTGGGTAAAGTATTGTAGCAGTGGGACACTGATGGTCGCTACTGTACTAGGAGCTGTCTACCTGGAATGGATGCATTAAAATTGACGGCGCCTAGGTCATGACCCGATATAGGCACGATGACCTTTACGATGACCTCACTTCTTTTCTTTGCTCTTGTTGCATTTCTGTTTCCGGCCGAGGGTGTGGCCAGCCTGATTGACTGTGGCTCCGCGTTTCCGATCAACCATCTCGCAGTCGATCCTCCCTCTGCAGTGGCCGCGGGTCAACGGGTCCATATGCAAGCTTCCTTCTATGCACCTGAGACTGTCCTAAATGGCACAGTTCATACCAAGGTAAGTATGAACTTTGTCATTGTCTTTGAATCGACGGAAAATCTCTGCAATCATATTGCATGTCCTCTCAAAGCTGGGCATCAATCTCTGAATCGAACGACCATCTTTCCACCCGAGCTCTGGGGGCGCGTTTATACGACGTTGCAGTTCTATGATCAAGCAAGGCGCCCTTTCCTCTGTCTGCAGTATAATGTCTATGCAACCGGGGCGCCTACGAATCACACGGGCTGGTGGGGCTTCTTAGCGACTTGACAAGAGATTAAATAAATTGGCAATATCCAAAAAGAGACCTAGCGAATCGCTCGGATAGTTCGGAATCTTACAGATCCCTGCCTGTTGCTTCAGACGCTGCGTATCGTATGCCAGGTAGATTGTAAAAAGGAGAACGCCAAAATCGGATAGATAGGAAAGGGGAGCCTTCTCCTTCCCACCAGCAAACAGATAGGCCATGTAGCCAAGTTGACCAAAAATAAGACCCAGGAGACCTGCTGAGAGATAGGGCCCGAAGCCCAGCAGATTTTGGCGATCATAAAACCCTAGTGCCGTCATGCCTACAAAGATTCCACCTAATGTGATAAGAATACGGCTCAACGTCTGATCCTTTTCATCTTCCTTCAGGAAGATCTGACTGTTTTGGCCAGCAGATACAGCAAACACTACAAAGCAAAGATACTGAAGGGCCGATCCGGGCGCTGTTATAAAGATACCGAACAGTGACAGAAAAATAATCACTGTATTAATAAAAAATCCGACCCAGTTGGTCATAAATCCTGTTAGAAACTCCGCCGAGCAGAACGCGATGGCACACGCAATCGCTAAGTGAAGATAGACCCAGGCAAAATAATTGGGGCAGCCCATTCACTCTATTTAGGAGGCCCATAAAGTGCAAGGGTGCGGGCGGACGGATCTGTGACTCCTGCAATAAACCGCGGCATCCACATGGCGGGTATCAGAGACGCAGCGGCCTCAGGATAGGATTCATGAAAAAGGGAACGATACCAGGCCGCTTCGGCTGTCTTGGGCGGATTAATGACAAAGGTATTCGCAAACCCGTCTGGAAACTCCTCTTCACCTCGCCGCTTCGCCGTCTCAAACCAGGAGTTCTCTGCACGACTAATGCCATCGCTGAAGGCCTCCTTGGGCCGCCACAGAACGGATTCAGGGAGGAGATCCGAATCTGCAAACGCGGATCGCAGCACATGCTTTTCTATATGGGTGGCCGTTGGTCGGAGTAGCTCTGTGGGAATGCCGCGGGCGACCGATACAAACTGACGATCCAAGAAGGGTGATCGCGATTCGAGGCCGTGCGCAGCCATCGAGCGTTCCGAACGCAATACATCATACCGGTGAATCTCTTCCAGAAGCCGTGTAGTCTCGGCCTCAAAGGCCGCCTCCGAGGGCGCTGCGCGCATATACAAATACCCACCTAGAATCTCATCGGCTCCATCCCCATTCAGAATAACCTTTACCGTGGGCGTCACGCGGCGGATGAAGGCACCCAGCAGATAATTGCCCACAGAGGCTCGCACGGTTGTAATATCAAAGGATTCGATTGCCTGGATCACTTTGGGAATCACTTCTAAACATTCGGCAGCGGTCACAATACGCTCATGATGAATAGAGCCAATATGGGCGGCTACTTCGCGAGCCTTCTCTAGGTCAGGCGATCCCTCCATACCGATACTGTAGGTATGCAGAGGGCCTTTGAGATTCCGTGCAGCAATAGCCGCGACCAAGGAAGAATCCAGGCCACCCGACAGACAAGCCCCTACTTCGCGCACAGTGGCCAAGCGTTTCACAACGGCTGCTTCGAGAGCAAACTGAAGGGCTGGGCCAGGGTTCATTGAAGAGAAGTGCGGCGACTTGAGCCATGGCACTTCGTGCCACTGCGTCCTGGTCACTTTCTGAGGATTTGAGAGAGGAAAGGAGATAACAGAACCAGGATTAATTGCAGCAACATGGGTCAAGGTCCCCATGTGCTGAGGGAATCCTTTCAGTTCACTCGCAAGGCAAGAGAGTCCCGTTTCGTAGGAACCCAGGAAGAGCGGACGAACACCATAAGGGTCCCGCGCTACGGTTACAGTCCCTGCAGAAGGATCCAGGACCACAATCGCAAAATCCCCGTCCAGCAGGCGGCAGACAGCAGGGAGATCCATAGTAGTCAAGAGCGCAGGGATCACGGCACAGTCGCTTGCGCCCTTTGGAAGTGAAAGACGAAGTGAAGAGACCAGGGCAGGTGCATTAAAGATTTCTCCATTGCACATTACAATGCGGCCGTCTGCCATCGTAAAGGGCTGCTCCTTGCCGGAAGCTCCCTGGACATGAAGGCGCGTAAAGCCGAGACCCACTTGGATGCCAGAGGACATAGTCAAAAGATCACTGTGGGCATCATCTGGGCCGCGATCCATTAATCGTTGAATGCATCTGTGTATTTCATATTTTGGAAATGGGTTGGAGGATGAATGATTCCATACTAAACAGATGCCGCACATGTCTCTACTATCCTTTCATCTCGGTTTATTTAGGCTACAGGGGCTACAGCATCTACTTCTTCTACAACTGGACATGCTTCTGCATTTGCCGTATAGCGCACCTCGTAATTGACGAGCCAGAGCTTCCGTGCCGTATCCTGTCGGTTCATGAAGTCACGAAGGGCCGGAAAGTAGGGCGGCGTAGAGGCATGGCGGGCCTCCCATAGCAACTTCCGATACTTCTGGGGTGCAGAGCCCAGTGGCAACTCGTGCTTCTTGTAGATCTGGATATACAGATCGTGGAAGGCTTGCGTGCAGCCCTTGAAGGCCTCCACGGTAGCCTGTGCGGCTACCGACTCTTCAGGATAGAAGGTCAGATACTCCTGGAAGGCACGAGGGGTGCGAGACCAGAGATCGAGCCACAGAAATGGCCGCTTTGCCTGGTTTCCACGCAGGAAGCGCACATGCGAATACAGGGATGATCGGAGCTTCCACCGATCTTGACCATCAGCAGCCTTCAGCACCACGCCCTGAAAGGCATGGCGGTCTGCAGCAGCACGGGCCGCCACATAGGTCACAACACCCTCCAGGGTTTCGAGTGTCTTGTAGACAGTAGGAACCTTGGCATTCTGGATTGTAGTCGTGGCTGTCACCGTCTCATAGGCCCCCGTTGCCGGATCAATGCGATAGGCCGCGATGAGCGTCAGGGTGGGTGCCCCATACAGCGCTGGCACAACAATCCGTTCTTCAGGATGATTCAGCACAAAGGAGTAGCACAGGTTCTTGTCGAGAGTTGCCAGATCGACTCCCTGCACCTTGCAGGTCTCTGCAAAGAGTTCCGCAAAGGAGCGAGTTCCATAGAAACTGCTGCCGGCCCCGAGCTGCGTGCGGCTCGCGAGCTTCCAGTTGGCGGAGGTCTCGTCATAGAAGGCATTGATCATTACCCCGTCCACAAATTCCTCTGCAACCCATCCGCTTGCGGGTGCAGCAGAAAAGGCTCCACCTCGAGCCGGAGAAATGCAAGCGGGGCGATTGGTGGCCATATTCCAGACAATAGAGCGGAAGATCTTGGTGTTGTCTTGATGCATGTCACTAACCTCCTTGTCGTAATGCACAAGAACATAGGGGTCAGAGGGCCCCGGTGATCGAAAATCGCGGACAACAAGGCGCCCGCCGTCGGGGCTCTTGAGATAGGTCATCAGGCCCTCCGCCGTAGGAAACACACTGATCAGGTTTGCGAATGTTGTATTGGTCGTCATCGTGCTACCCTTATCCATGCGCGACCCCTGTGTCAAGTTTTGCCGGTTCAGATAGGAGGATCAATTTCCACATAGAAAGTAGCGGATGTCACAAGGTGAAGAAGCAATCGATCTGGATTTCCCTGAACCAGCAGCTATAGACCTAGGGACCGCAGGACAAGAGGCCGCAGGTCAAGAGACCGCAGGTCTAGCAGGTCAAGAAGTTGCAGATGCACTTGAGGTTGTTAATCTAGAAGAATCTACTGCTCCAGCCACAGCTGTAACTCTAGAACCTCCAGGAAAGGCATCAGAGGAGGAACTATCAGATGAACCAACCCAGGAAGATGATGCCGATCCTCTGCATATCGGCAACTTGATCATGATTGCCAGTGGCAAGCTCGGAATTATCACCGGTCGTGTCACCTTCCGCAGCCTCACTCTTGTCCGTGTAACTCCGCAAGAGTCCAGTAACACCGCGATCGAATTACCTCTTTTAGCAGATGGCACCGGGTTTGCCCCCGATCTTGAGATTGGCGAAATAGAAATAATTGAGTCACAGGCATCCGATTACTATGTGGATACACTTGGAGCCAGGCCAGGTGAACATCTAGAGTTCTTTACGGTCGATGGGTCTGAGGCGGCACCATCGGGTATTGTTGCCACCGTCACACGGACTGCAGCAGAGGATTCCATTACACTCGAAGATGGGCGCACTCTCTTATTTCAGGGCGAAGGTCCACAGGATCCTATTGCAGTGATTCGTGTCACCAGTGCCAGCAATGCGGCCGCTGCAACTGTAAAGGAAGGCGCAGGCGAAGGCGCTGCAGGTCCCTTAGAGCCCGACGCCGATTTTGATGTATTTTCACTTCTGCAGTCGGTCATGCCCTCCACGACTCTTGAAGCTGTCCCCATTGCTGAAATGCGGTTTTCTGACTCCATCCAGCGCGAAGATATGTTTCAGGATCTGCTCAAGGATCTCAAGCCCAAACAAAAAACTAATCCCCGCCGCATTCGTTTACTAGAGCGCGAAGTCGATCTCTCCATCTCTCTCAAAAATAGGATTACACGGCGCAGTCTCTCCGGTCAGATTGAAGGGGTCGCCACCACGTCCATTCTCACTATGGCCGATGCCATCGCGATGAATCCGGGCCCAATTCCTGCAGCAATTCCCATTGTAAGTGCTGCGCGCATTCTCAATCTCGATAAGCTCGGCGAGGGGCGATTCAAGGAGTCAGATGTAACGCCACGCGTCTTGACCGATGTAGAGAATGCAGGAGTTCTGGCGACTGAACTCTATGAAGAGGGCGCTGAAGAGGATCGTGATTATTATGCCTACACCTATGGACTCCTCAGTCGTGATCTGCAGACTCTCACTTCGAAAGGTCATGGCGTAAGCGGTTGGCAGCAGGATCAGGATGTAATTCGCACGGCCGGCTATAATGAACCCGTGCAGGGCCTGAGTTACAAGCTACCGAAGGCCATACCCGTTGATGCCGACAAGCCCAGTTCCACACTCGTCAGCACTTCGCAGCTCATCTTTAATGTGCACGATCGCTCCATCCGTATGCTCAAGGAAGATTCGATGATCATGCCTAAGTCAGGAAGACGCGCCCTCATTGCACCCAGCGATCCATCCTCCGTAAATGGCTATATGATCCTTCCTCTCAAGGCTGCCCTGACACTCCGCCCTCCCACACGGACCGGTGATCTCCCCTCTGCACTTCTTTACTCTGCTGCGCTGCAGGATGATAATCTTCCAACGATCGCGGCGACCCTTACCCAGATGAACTCCATGGAGCCTGGGAATCCGCACCAACCCTGGACCCTTGCCTCTGAATCAGCAGCTGACTTTCAAATAGCGGAATGGCTCCGCCTAGTGCTGCCGTTTGCAGTGCATCCCGCCGATGCTCTGGGTGGCCGGACATCGCCTCTCTTGAACACATTCGATACACTTGGCCTCAACGTGGCCGATCTGTCACCTCCTGTTGCAGAGGTCCTCAACGAGTTTGTTGCTGCCTCGCAGAAAGAATGGCGGACCCAGTTGGTGACCCGACGCAAAGCCATCCAGGAATTTCTCAATGCGGAGCCTGAGCGCACCTTTCAGAGCGTCACCGGTGCAGATTCTCCCTTATGGTCCGATGCGGAAGGCAGCCTTGTGCGCACGCCGGCTCTCATGGAGCTCTTGGAAGATGTGCGGCGGCGCAATCCCACCATTGCTGGCTCTCCCACACTCCTTACGGCTTCCTTTCTGCTAGAGGCGCAGGGCGATGCCACTCCGCTTATCGCAGCCGCCATTGCTACCATGGACGCACGACCACTCCCTGTCGACCCTGTAGTTGCAGCCACCGGGCTAGCTCAATCGCGGGCCTATGCACTCCGTCGGAAAGCGCTGCAGGATATTGATCTTCTTCGTCTTCGAGCGGAACCTGAACGCAACAGCTGCCCCCATGTAAAAAAACTGGAAGCGATTCGCAATATTCGTGATAACCTCGAGCGATCCCGCCTCCTGCGCGAGTTCGTAGAGCTCTATCAGGGCGATGACAATGGTTCCTGGATGACATGCGCTCTCTGTTCTGAACCCTGTGTCTGCTACCATGAACTCTTAGAGCTCGAAGCCATGGCCCAGCCGGCCCGTCTGGAAACCATTCAGAAACAGATTATGATCCGTTTCGGCGGTGAGCGGTATCAGGGCAAGATTGTATGTAGGAATTGCGGTCAGCCGCTCCGTGACATTGACTATGCCGAAGGACCCGAATACGATGATGAAGGTAATGTAGTCGTCTCGCGCTCCGTGTTGTCGGAGGATCAGCTGCGCGAGGACCCCGAAGAGTCCAATTTTGCCGCCACGATGCGGGACATGATCCGTCCTGCAGTAGAGTTTGCCACGGGGCCGCAGCGAGCCTTGGCAGAAGCGTTGGATGTAATCTTGGATCGTGCTGGCATTCAGATGGATCCCGATGTGATTCGGCAAACCGTGCGCTATGCGGATCTCTATGTCAGCGCTCGCACACCCCCTCCCGCAGCCTACGAAGCCAGTCGCAAGAAGGCCATGACCGCTGCGAGTGCCAAGATTAAAACGGCATCAGGAGTCGGCGGCTCGACAGTCGCCATGCCAACCTATGAAGCCGTTATCGACAATCTCCGTATCTCTGCACTGGGATCCCTGGTTGTGTTGGCTCTCCAGATGGCGGACCCTCCTGTTATCGTCAACAACCCCTTTCCTATCTGCCCGTTCAGCCGTGGAGGATGGCCAATAGAGGAAGGGGCTGAACCCGATCCAACCAAGGGCGCATTACACTATGTTGCCTGTGTGGTTGCATCGATCGATCGTGATGAAGCACCCTGGTCTAATCTGATCTGGGCTGCTCTTGAATCGCTTGAGTCACGTAAAAAGAAGGTAGGAGCAGCATTGGTGGCACCCATTAAAGTGCTTCTTGGCCTGGATGAAAAAGGAGCCACACTCTCTGTTACACCAGAGATCCGTTCCGCGCTGCAGCGTTCTAAATCAGATGTGGGGGCACTGAAAGCGCGGGCTCTTATCAGTAAGAAGGATGAGTTACCGACCCGTTTCCGCCCGGAGCCCTTTCCTGAAGCGGCAGATCATCCTGTCCTTGAAGGCGCTATTCCACAGAGCCCCACCCCTCAAGTGCGCGCAGCGCTCGAACGGGAGGCGCGAGCTGTTATTACTGGGCTCCATGACCCCGCCGCGTTTCGTCCCGTTACACTGCAGGAAGCGGGGGCCGGACGTCTTCAAGGCACACCAGGTCCAGGAATGGATCGCCTCCAGGCAATCCTCTCGATCCCACCCTCTGATCCACGACTCTGGCCAACCTTTGATACACCCATTCCCAAACCCGTTGAACAACTAGTAGATCCCGCTGAATCTTTCAAACTTTTCCTCAAATACTGCTACTATGGGCCTGCAGTTGGACTTCAACATGAGATTTCCTATGGGAATGCCTGTCGTCAGTGCGGCCTAGAACTGGGATCTCCTCTTGAACTCCTTGATATTGAGAAGGATGGTGCAGCCATCTTGGGGTCACAGAAGGGACCGCTCCTCTTGCCTACGCCCGTCCCAGAGGAGACATTTACTGCACTATCGAATGCGGTTCGTCGCCGTAAACTCTTAGAAGCACCGCCCCCTGTAGAGCCCCCCGCCTGGCGCCGCGGTCTCCTAGCGCTGGTCGCCACTCTTCGCCTGTCTCCTGCCTATGAAGAGATCGTCGGGCCTCTGGAGGCTATTCTGGCCAATCCGGCCCTGGATACAACGACGGAGGAATTGGAACGTGGTCTCCTCTGGTCGCCGTTAACAGTTCACATGGATGGGCTCTTGGCTGAACTAACAGAGCGCATTGGCCCCGTCGTAGGCGGTGGGAAGCGCGGTGCAGAGGCCTCGGCTGCTCTCACCACATTCAACACCATTACAGAGGAACCATTTTTGCAGGGCCCCCGTGCCCTTCAAGAATACTGGTGTGCCAAGGCCATGGCAGCTGGCACCACAACCTCCATAACAACAGCCAAGGGCTCCAAATGGTTCAGAATCTCGAAACAGCACAGCGATCTTATTAACAAAATGCTCACGGAGAATGCTGTATGGTTTACGGAGGCGCTACAGGAAGGCTCGAAAATCGCCCTGCGCCTCATGGCAACGACACTGGGGCCTGTGCTGCGTTCCTGGATCGATCACGTAAAGCCGTCATCTTCTCAAAGCGGATGGACTGTGGTCGAAGCGCAAATCCTGCTGCGGACTCTCGTGTATCAAGTCTGGAAAGATGCAGTGGTCTCCACATCACGACTGTGGACTTCCCTGCCGAGCCCCTTGGACGGTGCAGTCCAGCTGGCCAACTGGACCCGTGGCCTGATGCTTCATGTCAAGAAGCACTACATTCGCTATTCCAAAGATCGCATTCAACAAATTCTCCAACAGATTGCTGATCTGGATCGTGAGAGCATTGTGAAGGAATTCCGCGAGTCAAATGACGATGACCTGTTGGGGGCAATGTATTTTATGAAACAACAGGGGATTGGGCGCTGGGCTGTTCAGGCCACGACAAAGAAGTATGATGCGGATTTATTTGAGTTTGAAGCTACTCAGCGAGAGGCGCAGGGGCGCGGGGCTGCACCGCCTGTGGATCCGGTTGGTCTCTTAGAGGGAGAAGGAGTCGCTGCTGTTGTTGTCAATGATTTCGGTGTAATGGCCGGCCCTGCTGTAGAGGATGGCTACAATGTAGCTCAGCAGGCAGATGACGATGGAGGTGTAGATGGCGGAGATGCGGGCTTTACCGCTTGTTAAATTCGACGTGGGCGTTAGATGGAGCTACTCTGGTTGGCCATTGTCTTTTATAGCATTGGTCTCGCAGCGGTTTTATATCTTCGACCTGCCGTTATGTTCAATGAGAACGGCACATGGAAGGAATTTGGCTATCAGCGTGATTCCCGGCATACAATTTTTCCGGTTTGGTTATTCATAATCACATGGGCCATTATAAGCTATGTGCTGTCGATGGTAGTTGGTTCCTACATGAATGCTAGTGTATTTTCTTCTGTTGCGACGGCTGCAACAGTCACATCAGAGGCTCATTCCTATGCAACCAAGATGTTTGACGAAAGAGAGAGTGAGGGTGAAAGCGATGAGGAGGTCGTTGAAATGCCAGAACCACCGAAGCGCTCTTCATCGCCAAAATCAAAAGATAAACCGCGACCCGGCTATTACGTGCTAGAACCCGGCGATCAAACCAAGGGGCTTCGTAAATATGTCTACTATGGCCCGAGCCCGCCTACGGATTAAGATTAGCTACATTGAGATCCCGATACCAAATTCCCAAACCCAATCCCACACGCACCTGCCAGGAAGGCCCAAATAGGAGCCGCAAATATGGTTTCCTTTGCAGTTTGTTTATCATATTCCTTCTCATTCAGTAGTTTCTGAAGAGCAAGAATATCTCTAGGCTGTTGTGTCTCTGCAGGAGGAGCTGTTGGTTTTATAGGAGCTTCTGTAGCTAATCCATCATTAATCGCACCTCCCTGCTGACGCATTGCAGACACAAACTTGGATGCAAATGCCGTCACCTCCGGTGTTAGCTTTGCATAATGAGTGAAAATAGTATCCGAATAGGCAAGGCGAGCCCAGTCCATATGGAGAGGTATTGCAAGGCATCCTGCTGTGAAGATTGAACCTAACAGGGATCCCAGTCCGATGGCCCGAAAGGATTTTACACCCGAACAGGCCTCTGCCTGGAGCCAAGTAAGAAATCCGAAATGAATTATCCATGCAAATACAAAGAATGTGCCGAGTATTATATACTTTCCTGATCCCTCTATCGATAAAAAGTTAATGGCCATGGCGGCCACGGCTGCCATGAGGGTGCCTCCCCCGAACATATAGCCGTATAATAGTGTGGAGTCCATTCTGACGGCGGCACAGAAAGTAATTCCGCGGCCTAAACTATTCTGTGCGAACCAAGTAAATGGCGCAGTTTGCAAATCCAGCGGATATCAAGAATCTGAGTGATTGGGTAGCCCGATTTGGTAAATATAAGAACGTTGTTTTGGATAAAGAAACCGGAGAGCCGATTGTTCTTGAAGCCAAGAAGGATAATCCGGCAAAAGTGCTTACAATTCCTTGGAAACGTGAGGGGGATACCATTGTAGTGCTCACAAATCCTTCCCGTTTCTCGGTCGCAAGCGTGGCAGCTGCAGCGCAGCGATTTGCAGATGTGTATACCCCTCAAAATGAAGCTGCGTCGATCGATACGCTTCGACTCTTGGAGCGACGGCTGCTGGAGGCGTGGCGCGCCTATCGGTTAGCTCCCTCAATTCCTCTCATGAAAGATGTGAATGGAATTGAGAAAGAATTATTGGCATTTGAGCTCTCCTTGACCAGACCCGATCGCGCCGTCCTGGAGGGTCGCTACATGGTGCCGATCCTGCCTGTTGAGAAACGTGCAATTGGTATCGCGGATGTTGGTGCAGCTTCTGCTGCGTTACCTGCAAATGGTGCAGCTGCAGGATCCAGGAATCGCAGTTAAATCACTGTAGGGGATAGGGCGTAATACGGCCTTCATTCTTATCACAATCCACCGTATCGGCATGGTATTTAAAGCATACACCGTTCCGATCCTGATAGATGATTTTCCCCGCATTGTCCATATTCGGATATTTGTAGATCACCACCGGCGTGGGTTTCAGCACATAAATGAAGAAGATACCAAAAAAGATACCAATCAAAAACGGTAGCAACTGCAGATGATTAAAAAACTTCATGGTCCCTACTAAGCAAGTAGATAAAATCTCCATGATTTACAGGGATGGTCAACTATTGGATCCTTATGGAAAACCCGTGGCTCGCCGCGGTTCTGAGCTTCTTTATCGGGTTTGGTATTGCGGCGATGTTTCGCCCCATGTGTCGTGGCCCCGAATGCATTGTGCTGCACGGCCCTCCTGTCAAGGATGTGCTGGATAAGGTCTATCAGATGGGAGAGAAGTGTGTAGAATTTACTACAGAAGTCCTGCCGTGCCCTGCAGACTCGAAAGATGTGGTAAAAACCGTAAAATTCGTGAGTGCTTGATCACATGCGGATCAAAATCGGCAGAAAAATCGCAGACGGTCGCAAATGCAGAGCACCCCGATCGATCAGTTACAGGAAGCGCCAGCCGGGCCGCCGGCCGATGAGGAACGCGTGAAACGCATCATGGCCGAAATGAACGCAGGGGATACTGTTCAGGGCCCTCCGTCGCTTGGCTCTCAATCTCAAAGTCGAGTTATTACGGAACCGCCTGTCTCTACTAGCACTGGCATGCTTCGCATGGACCCCGGGACCTCAAGAGCCCATGTGATTGGCGGGTCGATCCCTACCATGGCAGATTTTCAGGCCATGTTTCAACCCGCGCCTCCCGGTATGGCGCCCTATCCTTCCGCATTGTCATCGCCATCGCCATCGCCATCACCATCGCCATCTCATCGTAGTAAAGAATCCAGTTTCTCATGGAAACAGAGTTTGCGTGAACCCTTGGCAGTCGCTATCCTTGTTTTCCTGCTGAATCTCCCTGTTGTAACATCGATTCTCTCCCGCTACGCATCATGGATGTATTTGAACTCAGGGGAAATCAGTGTGGCAGGACTCGTTGTTAAGGCTCTTCTTGCAGGATCCATTTTTTTAGCTTATCAGTTCATTAACGGATTTTTCTAAAAATAAGGGTCTCTAAATAGAGATGGACGCCCTGCAAGCCCTATTTAAGAAACCATCGAACGCCGATTCACTGGCTCTCACGATGTTTGGATTCGCAGTCCTCTATGCACTTCTCTGGGGGTCAAAGGCGTCGATCCTTGTTGGTATTGCCTTCATCATGATGATACTCGGCGCACTCCCTCAGCAGATGGCACTAGCCTTCTTGGTGGGTGCCACAGTAATTATTCTTCTCCAGAGCAACAAGAAACGTATCGAAGGCTTTGCGGATGCTGTGGCAGTCGCAACTGATAACACAGGGTCCGCCAATCAGGGTGAGGCTACGACGACTGATACGGAACAGATAAACGGCGAAGTAAGTAGTAATGAGGAAAATGAGGAATCTGAAGAGAAAGATAAGGAAGCCTTCCACTCCAAGCCCCTGCTTCCCGACAATACGGACCGTAGGGAACCTCTTGAGTTAGGAAAGGCCTACAAGATGCCCCACGAGGCCGATGATACGGGCTTCCATCTGGATGCAGGCACGACGTTCCTAAATGCCTACAAGGCGATGAAGCCCGATCAGATTGCAGCCATGACACGGGATACACAGGAGCTGTTGGCCACGCAGAAGTCGCTGGTCTCCATGTTGGACTCCTTCGCCCCGCTCATGAAGGATATGGGCAAGATCACGGGATTTCTCGGCTCTAAGTAGAGGACGATGACCAGATCAACCTATGTTATAATACTAGGAATTGCACTTCTAGGTATAATAGCATGCAGGATGATATTTTTTAAGGTTGCGGTTGAAGCGTTTGAAGAGCAGATCGATCCAGAGAAGCTCTTAGCAAAGGTCAAGGGGATTCTTGAGAAGATCGACAACCCAGAGCTGATAAATCATGTGCTATCTATCGTTGATAAGGATCCTGGACAACTGGCACGGATGCAAATTGCCTCTACTAAGTAGAGGATGGCCAAAAAATGTCCACCGGGCGTGCTTTGTATGGATTGGAATTTTGTAACCCTGTTAATCCTTGTTGGCCTGGCTGCGATTGGATCAGTAGTTTACTTTGGTGTTCTGAACAGACCAGCAACAGGGTCACAGGACCCGAGTCCGAAGATCTATGTTGTGAATACTCCACAACCCCCACCTCCAGTCGACCTTGGACTTGGACTTGGAGTCAGAAGAGGTCCCATGACAGTCGCGACCCGCCCTGGCGGTGATCGCTATCAGCAGGTCGGTATCCTTACAGGCGCCGGTGGATCATCAGGCTCCGCGGCGCCAGATCGCACAATCCTGCCCCTCTTCGGCCGCGAACTGGATTCCCGACGCAGTAAGTGGAGCTATTTTACAAGGACAGATGGCAACAATCCGGTACAGGTCCCCGTGCGCTACAAGAACCGTGTATGCGATGATGAAATGGTCGGTTGCGATGAAGTGAGCAATGATGACCAGGTTCACGTCCCCTCACTCGGCCGCAGTTTTGCTGCAACCGTCTACCGTCGTAATATCTTCGGATTTTGAAGTCGCGGCCCCTCCTAGAGGATGTCGTTGACGACAGCAGAAACACCGCTGGCGTGGCCAGCGACGGTTGCGATCACCGATCTGAGAACATGCACCTCGTGCTCTATACAGATTTATGCACCGAGTCCCGGCACACTGCAGATTTTATCTCGACGTCAGGGGACCGGCCAGGGGGATGGTGTTAACATCGAAGAATCCAATGATGTAGGAGCGGATTACCGTGGGCAGCGCTATTCAATCGATGAGGCGATTCTGCATGTGCCGGGGCTACATGTATTCCCAGGCCAAACAGCCCCTTATCCTGCCGAGTATCACATTCATATGAAGACCTTTACGGCACCCATTCGCTATATCACCGTGGTATTCCCTGTGTCGCACCTGGTCTCCTCAGGATCTGGACTGCCCTACTTTGCAGCGGCGGCTGCGCAGCTCAATCCGGCGACCGTGGGTCAGAATCCGACTCTTGCAACGCTCTTTACGCCAGGCGTGCAGATGATTCAGTATCAGGGGCCTGATATCCGTGGCCGCACGGCAGTCTCTCCTGAGCCGCTGGATCCAACTGATACGACGGAACGCCAGTTTCTGCTTATGCTCCAGCCCTTGCAGATCCGTGCATCGGATCTTGAACGCATCCCGAGGGAGGGCTCGCTCTCTATCAATCCTGTTGATCTCCCCGAGATGGGGGTTGCACCGACCAAAACGGTTCTGCGGAATCGTGTAATTGGATATGCAGTTCTGGCCACACCAGGTGTTCCGACTGGAGTTGGAGTTACATCAACCGATGCTTCTACAAACCTGATAGAACTAGAGTGCAAGCCGCTGAAGATCATTGATGGAAAAGACTATATCATTAATACCGCATCTAGTGCCCGCAGTGGCTACGGTGCAAAAAATCCCATGGGCCTTGGTTCTCCTCAAGCAGTCGCAGCAGATGCCGGCTCTTCTTTTGACATACTGGATGCCATACTTTACAGTGTTACAGTATTCTTTACAGGGATGATCAGCATTCAATTGTTTCATATGTTCATTTTTCGCTTGTGGTTTGATACCAACGGGTCTGAATTTAAGGCCACTTTATGGCAGTCCTATATCCTCCCCCTCATTCTCATCAGCATGATTATAGGGTATATGTATCCTTCCTCTACAGATAATTCTTCTTAACCAGTAAGAGATGGGACTAGGAATAGGAATAGGAATCCGTGACATCATCCTGTTGGCGATTACAGTGGCAGCTGTGATCATCATTGTTCGCACAATTATCAATATGCCAGCGCTGCAACGCACAATCGAAAGCTTTTTGGGTTCCGATTCATCCGGCTCTCCTATGAACTCGCTCACCGAGTGCCCCGCGGGTTCGCAGATATATATGTATGAAGGGGTAGTCTACTGCTGCGAAGGGCTTCTCAATCCTGATGCAGATACGCTCCAGCGATCCTGTAAGCCCGCTGCTGTGACGGGAACCAGGGTGTTATGCACCCTGGGGCCGAATCGGAATGGGGTGGTGAATTGTCTGGAAACCATTGGCGGAAAGATGCAAGAAGAGGGCGAGAAAATCTGCCCCCCCGCTCTGCCAAATTTCTGCAAGGGTCCGGCGGGTTCGGCAACCGCCAATGGCCGTTGCTGCGCTTCTTTGCCGAATATAGGTTATACAGATTGCACGAATACGGCATCCGGATCCATATGTGATGTGAGCAGTAACATTAATTATTTTTTGACTCCCACGGATTGTCGTTTCTTGCGATCAGCCGCACTTGATACACCCTGCCCTAAATCCTACACGGCCGCGAACCAGTCTATGTCATCTGGTGCCTTTCAAGGTGCTACTCTGATAGGATGCTCCACCGGCACAGAGAATGCAACCACCTATTGCTATTCCCAATCTATGTTAGACAATCTCGTCGCAGTGGGCTATGCGCAATCAGATGTGGATAAACTCAAGCGCTGTGACTATAATCCTTCGCCCTAAGTAGGGGACACCATGGTACGCGTGGGAATTATCACAATGCCATCTAATTCCGTGCCGGGAGCAGCATCTTATATACCGCTCAACATAGTGGACTGGTTTCGATCAATAGGTGTCACAATTGTGCCGATTCCATATTATCTGAAGTTGCGGGATGTGCCAGCTGTCTTTCAGCATATAAATGGTCTCTATTTACAGGGGGGGCCCAACTATGTAGATAGACATATCCGACTGAGTTCGTTATTTCTGAAAGAGGCTATACAAGCCAATCGGGGGGGTGATTATTTTCCTGTCTGGGGGACCTGTCATGGACTCCAGATGATTGCCAAGGAGTTCTCTACAAAATGGCCATTTGATGAGGTTGATTCGCTTTTATGGCATTCTCATCTGAAGGTGGCTGAACCGGGGCGGATGCCATTGCCCACAACTGAGTCATTGCTATTTAATCATCAGTATGCTATTACACGGTCTCTCTTTGAATCGACCTCCACTCTTCTCTCTGCATTTCGCATTCTGGCCACGACGATAGATCGGCGTGGACAGGAATATATTGCGGCAGTGGAAGGCCGTGAACTCCCATTTTATGGAGTGCAGTTTCATCCGGAGAATAAACCTGTGTGGACTGCGGCCTTTTTTAAAGCCGAAATGGAAAAGAACACACATGCGGGGCCTCTCCCGCCTGGGGCCTTCATTAAAAGCGCCACGCGGAGTCGCTGCTCCTCAGAGTGGCGTATTGCTGGTTTGACAGATCCAGCGCTGCCCTGTCTCCGATTTCGACGCAAGTTAAAAGGTATTCGAAAAACGAAGAAACGAGTTACGCGCGAATCGCGGGGCAGTCGGTGAGACACTTGGTCTTCGCATCGACGGAAGACGCTGCAGGAACTGCATCAGAGCCAGTGCCTCTTGCGGGTTGAAAGGGAGCCGAGCGGATGGTTGCTGGATACTGAGGGCGCGGGCCGAGAGGGTAGGCACCGGGACCTGCACCTGCATTGGCACCTGCAGCCGCGCCCATTTGCAGTGTCGGAAGATAGGCTAGGGCTGCCGCACCGGCCAAGAGGAAAAGGGCAATAAGAAGGGGGGCAGTTCTCATCTCTCTATTGTAAGGGGCTAAAATGATCCTTACAGTAGTGATATAAATGTCATCAAAGCCCATCATGCGAGATGAGTTGAGATCCCTAAGGACTGCCAAACGAGAGGCAGAGATCAAGGAACTCATTCGGCAATATACTACGGGGATCCGGGCGCATGTGATCGATGTAGCAAAACATGGCTGGAAGAATCATACGCACTTTTGGATTGTGGATGAGGTCACTGCTGCATCGGAGCTGCGTCATGTGTCAGGGCTCTTTTATCCATGGAGCAGCCGCTACATGCATTCTGCATCGGATCTACGGAAACGGCGGCCGATTCCTGAGGAATATATTGGTGAGATTGTTGCCTTCATGGAAGCACAGTTTCCTGATTGTGGCATTGAACGCATTCAGAACTTTCTGTTTATTTCCTGGTAGATCGCCGCGTTGGTTTCCGTTGTTTTCTTTTCTTTATTCTTCGAGTGCGATGACCGCCGAACCCAAAACAACTAAACAATCCTCTTGCAGGTTTTACTTTGTAAACTCCTCCTAGTAATAATTGAAGTACCTTTATATGTCCCTTCGGATTATTACCCCTAGCCTTATGCTTACATAACAATTCAAGTGCGGTTTTGTCATCTATAGTTTTAAGCGTAGGATCAGCCCCCCCTTTAATAAGCGCAGCAGCTAGCGTCCATCGAGTATGTATAATGGCAGTCATGAGCGGTGTCTCACCCTTCTCATTTCGTTCATTAAGATCTTTCCGGTGATCTTTGATCAATCTATATGCAGCCGTCAGTTGTTCGTCACTAAGTGCGTGGTCCAAACTACATAAGGCAAATAAACCATCGATAGTATTAGAAAATTTATTTGAGTAGAATACTCCTCCTACATAATCTATTATTTTACCGTCATTGATCTCGGTGAGTTTCAAAGAACCACCCTTATTGTTTACCATTACGAGATTATTCCCATATCTAAATATTTCATTCAACCCGACTTCCTTCATTAGGGTTTCCCCACTTACCGGATAAAAATATTTATTATACCCCAAATTTGAATTATATTCGGGGACGGCAGGAGCTTCAACTGGATCATCACCATACAACCTTTTATGTATGATTGGATCAAATGGATCTACTTCTGAATTATAATCATCTGGATCAGCTGCACCTGCAAATGGACCTGCACCTGCATTCGGCCCTACACCTACACCTGCACCTGCACCTGCATTTGGACCTGCACCTGCACCTGCAACTGGACCTACACCTGCACCTGCAGCAGCCTGAAGCGCCATCTCTTCTATTATGCCAGATTAAATTAACTCGGGCTGAGGACGCATTCAGAACTTTCTGTTTATTTCATGGTAAAAGATGACGATAGAGATCTGAGCCAGAGTCAGAAGTAATGATAACACTCACCACAAAATCCGATGATAACCGTATTCTCAGTCACCGTGGCTACGCAGTCCGTAAGGATGCTCTAACTCCTGGCGACACCAGGAAACTAAAGGCCGCTCTTACCGTGAAGCCCCGCGTGGCGGCCGAGTTCAGTGCCGGCGTAGAGGCCTTTCCTGTTTTCTATGAGAGCCCCAGCCGGTGGTATGTGCCCCGTTTCTGGGGACAGGAGAACCTGGGTGAACCCGAGGGCGATGCACGGCTGGAAGGTCGCCCACTTCGTGATGAGCTCATCTTCAACAAAACACTTCGCAAGGAACAAGAACCGATTGTCGCAGCCTTCAAGGACGGTGGCTACAACGGCCTCATCTGTGTGCCCTGTGGCTTCGGCAAGACCTTCATGGCCATCTGGCTGGCTCTGCAGATCAAGAAGCGGTTTCTTATCGTAGTGCATCAGGAGTTTCTGTTAGATCAATGGAAGAAGGAACTCGAAGGCTCCGTGCCAGGCATCCGCATTGGCGTGATCCAACAGTCCCTCGTGCAGACCGGTCTTATGGCGCCGCGCGAGCTCGGCGTCGCAGAGCTGAAGGAGCGGCTGCGGACCCATGGTCTTAAAGTAGGCGGCACCAAACCCGAACTTCTGACCCGCCTGCGCAGCATCGAGCCTGAAGCAGAGCCCGTAGAATATGACTGCACCATCTGTATGATTCAAACGGTGGTGAGCAGGGAGTGGCCAACGGATGCCTTCAGCGGCTTCGGGTTTACGATCTTCGATGAATGCCACCATCTGGGCGCCGAGCACTTTAGCAAGGCGCTCATGTCGATTCAGACGAAACACATGCTGGGTCTGTCCGCCACTCCTGAACGGCTGGATGGTCTGGAGCACGTATTCAAGTGGTTCATCGGCCCCGTGCGCTACCAGATCAAAGTGCGTGATCCAGATACATCGGTCACCGTGAAAGTGCTGCGCTTCACGAGCGCAGACGATGAGTATGCCAATGAACCCCGCGATTGCCGCGGTGAGATTTCCCGCCCTCAGCTCTGCAACCAGCTTGCGACCTATGAACCGCGCACGCTGGCTATCTGTGATGCGCTCGAGCCGGCCTTGAAGGAGGGCCGCAAACTGCTGATTCTGTCGGATCGTAGAGGCCATCTGGAAGCCTTTGATGCCGAATTCAAGAAACGGGGCCTCACCTCCTCGGGCTACTATGTCGGCGGAATGAAGGCAGCGGCGCGAGATTTGTCGGCAACGAAACAGATTGTTCTGGCGACCTTCACACTGGCAGCAGAGGGTATGAACATCCGGGATCTGAATACCATTGCGCTTGTGACACCCAAGAGCCGGATTGAACAGGCGATTGGTCGCATTTTTCGTCTCAAAAAGGAGGAGCGAACCTTTCAGCCTCTCATCTTTGATATTATCGATTTGCCGCATGATGTGTGTGTTCGGCAATACAGAAAACGCCGGGCATTCTACAAGCAGTGTGCCTACAAAATAGAAGAAGGCGCTTCTGCGATCGCAGAAGGGCCGATGGACGATGCGGACGATTCGACAGAGGGCGCAGAAAAGTCAAATCCAAAGCCACTCTTTAGGACCTAGATCGGCGACTGCGACTCTTCTTGCTTCTACGAGCACCACCCTTGCATGTCTTATCATAGACCGACCAATCCATGTAGTGTGCAGAGCCACCAATGGCCTCAACGGGGCGATTCATGTCATAGCCCGCCGTGTAGCTCTGAAGCCCGTAAGCCTCAGAGCCACCTCTCTGACTACGCCGGTGGTTCTTTTGCCTCCTAGAGCCACCAACCGTCGCTCTCGCAGGCACTGTTGCGCAGTTGCCGGGGGTCACAGCGGAATACATTTTGCCAATGTCATTTGCACCGACATCCACGGAGTAGCCGCCCGTGCCGCCACCGCCTCCTGTCTGTTGCAGTCGCAGAGCATTGCAGCCACAGGCTCCTCCTCTTTGCTTTCTTTGCTTCCGAGATCGGCGAGCACCACCATAGGAGGCCTGGAGAGTCGGCGCAGGACGCTCCACCATCATACAGTCAATCTGATCCATCCGGCTTTCAATAGGTGCACCCGCAGCGGACATGAACGCAGGACCGGAAAACCCATAGTCACCTCCTTTTTGCTTTCTTACTTTCCTTGTTTTACTTGCGCCGGCACCCATACTCTACTTAGGAACTACGAAAAAACCCTGTGGCTTCGGAGATCCCAACGCAATTGCAATAATCTCCCATTTGTTGAAGACAGGCGACCATACTACCTCTACAGGGGAAGTGGTCGCCACTGATCGAAGAGAGGCTCCAATCTCAAGTCGCCGGATGAGAGCGCGACCCAGAGGGGCTCCATCGGAAGACCAGAGAGACCATTGTTCGGGGCCCGCTTCCTTCTTGGCCTGGGCCACAAGGGGTCCTGATGAGTCCAGGACTAGGGAGATCGGGTCTACAGTGACTGCGACAACAGGAGCCAGGATTGGGGTAGGAGGAAGAGAAGGTCCCTTGGCATTACTAATCCAGAGAAGTCGCGGCCTCCGTGCATCATTGGGCTGAAAATCCCACACGCCACCGGGTTCTGCACCCCTCTCCGCCCGTAAGATGGTATCGAGCGCCCCCCAGGCCGCCATCTTTACCTGAACGCCGCCGAGCAGCCGCGAATCCACAATACAGTAATGTTCGAGCCATTGATTTGCCTGGATGAAGCGTTCCGTAAAGGACTTATCCTGTGCGGGTGCCCCTCTCCAGAGGATCGTATCTTCGATCGTAAGGGCTCGATCACGGGAAGACAGTGTGGCCGCAAAGACAGTCAGACCTGCATCAGCTGTCAAGAGCGTGGGATCAATCCGGAGACGCAGCAGCACGGTCTTCTTGTGACCGACGAAGACACAACAGCCGCCGGATGGCCAGATACATAGAAGACCAGTGCGACTGCGATCTTCTGGTCTCTTGAGAACATACCACAAGTCCCGTTTCAGAGAAGGTAATTGCTTACTCTGAAATGGGTGGTGCGGTCTATGATAGGGTTCAATTGCCTCCAGTAGGGGTCGAAGTTCTAGAGAGGCATTCATAAAAGTGGGAAGTCGGAGATCATCGCCCCAGACTTGAGGGCGAATCGTGTAGGTCATTATCTTCTAACAAAGGTGTTGCTTTAGCCTTTAGAAGCTTGCAAACCCCGTAGGCTCAGCCCCATCAAAAGCAAACACGCTGCTCCCCACAACCGGCCCCCCATTCTGTGCCATCTCGGGGCTGAAATTCTGCACATGGGTTGCCGGAGGATTGCCGCTCGTGCCACCAGGCCCCGCCCGCCCCGCCGCTACATCAGGGGCCATTTGCGGCACAGAGGCAGGAGGCGGTGCCTGAAACGACTGCTCGGGGCGTCGGAGACTATCATTAAAGGCCGGCGGACTGCGAGCTTCAGGGCCTACGGGCTTCTGGGCGGTAGGAGGAACCTTTCGCTGCGTGGGTTCAGGGGCCGATAATTCCTGTTCTGTCTGCCCGGGGACTTCGGGGAGCCTGAGCTTTACTTCTTCTGCCGGCGGTGCCATCGGCGCCATTGCTTCCCTAAACTGAGGCACCTTCTTGCCAGTCTTCCCCTTTTGTGCAGCCTGATACCACTGAAATCCGAAAAATCCAACAATACAAACCAGGGCAACGACGACGATCAACGTGGTGGTATCCATAGTTCTAAAAGGGTGTGTTCGTTTTTGCCGTCTTTTTTGGCGCGCCCCTGATAGAATCATGTTCTGCTTGTGTGGATCCTCCAAACGGCCAATTGACCCTTCATTGGTGCCCGCACCCGTGCCTGTTCAGGATGTGTCTGCTGTTCAGATTCAGGATGTGTCTTCGACTCTAGTTCAGGATGTGTCTTCGACTCTAGTTCAGGATGTGTCTTCGACTCTAGTTCAGGATGTGTCTTCGACTCTAGTTCAGGATGTGTCTTCGACTCCAGTTCAGGATGTGTCTTCGACTCCAGTTCAGGATGTGTCTTCGACTCCAGTCCAGGAGGATGAACCGTGCCCCATTGATGTGTCGGGAACGGATCAGATAATTGAGAAGATCGACGAAGTTCTACGTGAAACTCCTGTGATGCATGCAGAAGATCACATCGAAACCGCAATCGCCTCACTGTGGCTCCCACCACGGCCTGGAGTGGCGGCGACAGGATCTCCAATGTCACGTGCCACGACGAGGGGCTAACAAGCCTCCATGTAGTAAACTCTTGACCTACATCATCCCATTCGCCATAGTGACCGGGCCATAGATAGGGTGTAATCTCTGTATAAAATGCATCGGCAGAAATTTCAAAGGGCAGAGGCCCTTGACCATATTGAATGGTCTCCATTCTATATATTCGATCCGAGAGCCTTAGACCAAAACTTGACTTTGTTGCCTCTTGCGTTACTAAGAAGCAATATGGTTCAAATTGTAGTATTGTTGCCTTCGGGGGATCACAAGGTCATGAAGACCGCTGCAGTGCCCGATGCGGGGGCTACCGGTGCACATGTAGCAAAGGCACTCCGTAAGACAAAGGATGCAAAGCAGATGGCCACTTATTCGTGGAAGGGCCATGATACTGTCTTTACAATCTGGTCATTTCATGGTAGCAAGGGTGCCACGAATACGCATCAACTGCCGCCGCCCCATGAGGACCTGGAAGTAGTTGGCGATATGGTTGTAACGGCTGCGGGAAAGGAATCTGCAGAAATGTGGATCGATTATTATTCAGAGGTGGTTGAAGGGGGTGGTGGGAGCGATAGCGAGTCAGAAGAAGCAGAAGAAGCAGAAGAAGCAGAAGAAGTAGAAGAAGTAGAAGAAGTAGAGGAGGATGAAGAGGAAGAAGTAGAAAGTGACAGTGATGGAGAAGAAAAGGCAGAAAGTGATGAAGAAGAGGAAGAAGAGGAAGAAGAGGAGGAAGAGGGAGAGGATGAAGAGGAAGAAGAGGAAGAAGAGGAAGATGATGGATGTTATGATGATGGAGATGAAGCAGGCGGTGGTTCCAAGCGGCGAGCCCCACGTCGCAGAACGATTCAGGCCCCCGAATACCGACGCCTTGATATGGGGCTTAAGTCAAAGCTTGCCATGCCAGCGCCGATTGGGAAGCGAGCCCCGCGCTGGCAAACGGCACCTGAGCTTGAACCAGAGGAATATTAGCCAATAGTATAATTGCAGCACTTGTAACTTTTTGGCACAATCCCAGCTATACAAAACCTATACAACCAAACAAGTTGATGATTTGTCCTTCTTTACAGTAGTGCTTCTGGTAATTTCCGCAACCCTTTGGACCAGGAGATGTGTCGCTCCTGATTGCTGGATGTTTTAGCCTCGCGATTAATATATCTATGGTAGTTCTCTACGTGATCTATAGTAAAGTTGACCTTCTTGAAATGGTTGCAAAATAACCCATCATGCTTCGCACACACATCACCAAGATCCTTGCAGAACGGCTCAATACCTTGACGGCTGACCAACAAACGGATTTGGAGAGAGGAATCTATAATGCAGCCCTTGGATTGGCAGATGAGAAAGGGGTTCGCAAACACTGGGAGAATCCGGACTTTGCAACACTCTATAAGGGGCTTGCACGGCGATGCATAGCAAACCTCGATCCCGCAGCCTATGTAGCCAATAGCCGTCTGCTAACCCGACTGAAGGAGGGAGAGTTCCCGGCGCACCAGATCCCTTTCATGTCAGCACGCGAACTCTATCCGGAACACTGGCAGAGCCTGGCGGATGAGCATATGAAGCGGGAGACTCTCATGTTGGAGGGGCCGCAGGAGGAGGGATCTACCATGTTTACCTGCAAGCGCTGTAAGAAGTCAAAGACGAGGTATTGGGAGATGCAGACCCGGTCGGCGGATGAGCCGATGACGATCTTCATCCGGTGTTTGAATTGTGGCAAGGAATGGCGGCAATAGCCTACGGCCATTGCCGCCTTACAGCGTCGTCGTTACACTCCTAGACAGATCCATGAATGGCGCCAGTAAACGAGGAGTTTTCTGAGCAAGAACGGAGTGAAGCCCCTCACCCAATTGCAAAGAGTATTTTGGTAGGCACTACAATATTAGTTATAGATATTATTTCATTTAGTATAGGTCAGAATGGTATCAATATATAGTATTATAATAGAGACTTGATGTCAGCAGCAGGCCGACCACCTATACAAACAAAGAAGCCTACAGCTGCTGCTAAATCTTCTGCTTCCAAGCAAACTAAAACAACATATAATGCTAGCATAAACTATGACAAAAACATGAAAAGGAAGAAACCTGCGCCTAAAAAAGGAGCGTTAATTAATGTCCCGCGTAATATTCTTCATATAGTTCGTGCAGAAGGCAAATGGACAGTTCTTAGAAATGAAATTAGTGTTACACGCGATATCAACCCTACAGTATTTCCTATATCTATTCTACCAGCAGATCCTGTTGCTACTGCTTCTGGCGGTAGCGGTAGCGGTAGCGGTAGCGCCCCTATTCTGACTATTACAAATGCGGCTGCTTCTGCATCCGCATCCGCATCCGCATCCGCACCTGGAAACAGTATACCGTTTAATGCAACAGACATAGATTTATTAGGCAAATCCACAACACTAACAGAAACTGAGATAGGATTTGTGAATACTCGTATAGATAGATTAGAAATACAAGGAATATATAATAGCTTGGATCCAGCAATAAATCAAACACATTGGACAAAATTAGTGCTTATCGCAGGCTATGATCCATATGTAGCCTATCGCATTGTGTGTGATGGAGCCCATGATTATGGCCGTCTTATTGTTGCAAACAATAGATTGTATGTTACTTTTTTATTTAGCGTATACACTGCCATAAATGCGAGTAATAGTGTTAGTAAACTCGCAGGGCGGCAAGACCTTACAATTGATTCTATTATTAATTCGGTATTAACATCCGTTGGCGATAATGCTAAACCGGATGCCATTGCACTAATTTTGGAAACTATGCATAGACTTCCAGGAACAGATGCCGATGAACTAAAATTAGACGATTGTTTAATCGAGGCTGGGATGAGAAATGGTGATGCTAATAATAATTGTGCGAATGTATGTGCAGTAGGATGTTCATATGGATCAACTGGGTTACTTGCAGATTCTATGACATTTAATCTAGTGCCAGATTATGTAATTGGTGCAGATAAGATGTCAGTTAGAGCATTTTGTGCACAATCTTTGCCGCAATTCATGGATGCAGCAACAATACCAGGTGAGGAGGCAATTACTCTATATGGTGCAAAATTTATAGATCTTACAGCTACATCATTAGCATCCAATTTTAAATGTGATGTCTCAGGTTTTAGAGAATTTAGTTTTGGTGCCGATAATGGATTTACAGTATATAATTTTTATGGTAATAGCAAGCATGTATTTATGCGGAATCAGCCAATTCCGGCAGATAAGCAACCAGCACTTAGCCGCAGCACCCACGGAACATGTGTAAAAATATACTATAATAATGCCTCTATTGCAACTGTATGGGCAAAACAATCTATATCTTTAAATGGACTATCGCTTGCAGTGACAGAAAAAATTGGTAGAGGAAAATCTGCAAAAACAAAGGATCCTATTGTAATAGCCTATGACATAAACCCGGAAAACCCATCTCCGGCCCATAAGGCGCAAGTCATGATTGTAAAACAATTACTCGATTGGGCACAGGCTTATTTTATTGCATTTTTATGGCATAATTTTGGCCTTATATTTACACTTGTTACAAATGATACTTTTTTACTAAGAATTGCAAAATGGATTCGAGTTCCATTTGTATTATTAATGTCAAAAACTGGTGCAAAATTATATTGTTTTGATTCCCGTGCCATGATATTAGCTGATGCAGATAAAGGTAAAATTATGGGGACTATATCTGCATTTAGCGATGCATTAAAGGCTGACCTAATTACTATAATCAATGGCATAATTACAGCTACATTTATGCATACTAATATAGGAACAGCAACTCCACTTATAGGATGTTTATTTCAAAAAGTCATTATTCTTAAAGACAAACTAGTAGCTACTGCTAATGCTATAACTACTGCGCGCGACAGGCTGGCGGCGGTGGCGGGGGCGGGGGCGGAGGCAGATACTATTGCACAATCGTTTCGTTATTTATTAAATCAATCAGCAAATAACTATCTTCTAATGAAATTTAAAGATGATGTAGAAACGCAATTTGCGGCTGCAGCAAGTGTAAATCGTGGCATAAATGTGCTTATAAATGCATATGCCAAGCAAGAACCGCAGGTATTTCTTACAAATACATTATCATCTATCATTGACATTATAAAGTCATTTTATCCAGCTATAACTAATAATCAATTGGGGTTATGGTTTACAAAATTACCTATACCTATATCCGCATCTAGAATTGTATTACAAAAAAATATGTTAGCTGCATTAATCGGTAGGACAATTAATACTAAAAATATAAGTTTAGTTCAGGATAAAATAATGTCATTCATCAATGCGGGATATGCTGCAGGATTTAATGCAGCTAAAATAAGCGAACTATGCATTGCATGGCACGACACTTATATATCAGACGCTAAAAATGCAGCTTACTTTAATGCACTCCCCCCAGAGATTCATTCATCTAAATATGGTGCGATGGAACCATCTATTGAAATAGCAAATGCATATGCAAAATATTCAGTTATTGATTGGAGTCTTACTATTGGCGGCGATCCATCCTACCCATTTTATTATCTATTAGATCTATTACCAGCAGGTCTACCCCCGCTAACTTCCCCTACATTTGAAACAATTAGTGGTAATCGTCAGAAAAGTGTAAAGATGCTTGGATATACTGCAGAAAATTTTAATGCATTACAGAGACCGCCTCAACTAATAGAACCAGTAGAAACACCTCAAACAATACTAAAGCAATTATCCAAAACTTTTACTAATGCTATCATAGATCTTCTTCCACATACAGATCCTATCGCTATAGTAACGGCAAAGGGGGGGTATAGAAAAATAGCATCAAACAGAATACAGAAAGGTGGTTCTTATAATGATGATTTTTCCTCTTTAACTGTATGGGATAAAATAAATTATGAAGCTGGAAATTTATTTAGAAATAGATTTAATATTATAATGCTACAGAGACCTCCAGCACCAAAGGGGGCTGGAGCAGGAGGTGCAGGAAGTGCTCCCTCTGCTAATCTCAAATATGCTAATGAGGATAATGGCAATAGATTTGGCAAAAATATTGCTAATACTATAAGCTATTTTAAGTCAACACTTTCCCCATTGCTTATTATTGAATCTGCTGGTGCCGGTGGTGGTGCCGGTGGTGGTGCCGGTGGCCGTGCCGGTGGCCGTGCCGGTGGCGGTGCCAGTAGCGCAGCCTCAGCTGCCGGAGGTGCAGCGAAAGAAATAGCTACATATTTTTACGTTATAGAAGCACTACTATGTGATAAGTATGATTATGTAGAAGAAACTAGAAATGATATAATTATCTCAGATTATGTAATAATGTTAACTGCTTTATCTAATTTACGAATTATGTGTTTTAAAGGAGAAATTACGGAGAACGAATTATTAATAGAATTAGCATCTATTCTGCTATTAGAGAATGACGAATATCCATCTGCAAATGCGACAATTAAATACAACTTAAAACTAAATATATTTGCAGATAAATTATTACGCCTACTGGATATAATACGGGTAGATGCTCGCTTTTTTGAAGAATGTGAGTATTTAATGGGTTTATTACCCCCACCTGCATCAGCTTCCGCATCAGCTTCCGCATCAGCTTCTGCAGCAGCTTCCGAATCAGCTGATGCTGCATCCAGCTTTGAATATATTATAGATAATGTGAATACATTTCATACAGACGCTACTAATATATTATTTGCATTTACTGAATATGCAAGACGTAACATACACGGCAAATATATCCTGAATGAAATCTATAACAAAACTTATAATGAAATAGTTATTAATAAATCTATTACAATGCTGAATGCCATCGCCAATCTTGCCGATGCAATTAAAATGGGTGGCGGCGAAGGTATCCTAGAAAGAGGCATCGACGAACGTGATCATGCTGCTGCTGATGCGGCTGCGGCTGCGGCTGCGGCTGCGGCTGCGGCTGCTGCTGCTCCTGCTGCCGCTGCAAGTAAAAAACCTCCTGCAGAGTATGAGGATGATGATGGAGATGAAGCGTTGGCTGCAGCTATAGCAGCAACATCAGGGGGAAGTGAGTTGGAAGATTCTCAACTAACTCTGGACGGAGATGAGGCCTTCGAAGCCCCAGAGTATGAATCAAATTCAGGCAGCGGTGGCTATCGCCGCACGCTGAGGCGCCTGGGCAAAAAGAGAGGATCACGCAAGCAGAAGACAGCCGCGTCCTCAACAGGCCGCAGAACTCGCCGCCGCAAGTAATGGACCTGCGACTTGTGTCGTATAATGTCCGCTGTTTCCCCTGGCCCGTTAGCAATACGGATATATCAGGAGTAGTAACCTGGATTACCAGAAACGCCGACGTGGCAGCACTCCAAGAGGTCTGGTGTCGAGGGGGCGAATGGTCCGCAGCCTTCAAGGCCATAGGGTGGACCTTCCTCCGACCACCCCGAGAGAGCCATATTGTCTCCGCCCTCGGCTCAGGACTTGCAATCGCATTTCGATCCTCCGATTGGTCCGTTGCAGATTTTCGTCTCTATCCTTATCTTTCTGCAGTAGGTCTCGATGCACTCGTCACCAAAGGCTGGTTTCGCGTAGAACTCCGCTCCGCTCGATCCGGCAAGCCCTTTCGCCTCATTAATACCCATATGCAATCTGATTACGAATTTTGCGATGAGTTATGGAGACCCATCGCGGAACCCGTGCGCATGGCGCAAGCAGTTCAGCTGGCAGAAACAGAGAGACGAATGGGTCGGGTGCCTACACTTCTTCTAGGTGATTGGAATACAGAACTCTGTTGGCTCCCCGAAGGCCGGTGGTTAACAAAACATTCGGGGCCCACCTTTCCTAGAACGAACCAAGTATTAGATCACTGTGCAACCTGGATGGATCAACCCTGGGTCCTGAAAGATCATCGTGTCTATCGAATTGGATTCAGCGATCACTGGCCCGTTGTCTGGACTTTTTAGTGAACATCTACAGGGTATGATACAACAGATTCTGTTCCTTGCTATCATTGGATTAGCAGCAGTGCATCTTTACAAGAGCTGGAGTGAGATAGAGGTCGACGTCGAAGGCTTTGGCCTGGATGGGCTCTTGGATGCACAGACCGCTGATGTGGTGACCGCAACTGGCAAGGACATTTTCAACCGAGATCCCAATCGGATTGCGAATGTAAGATACAAGACTTCAGGGAATCACGGCGATCCGCCCATGACTCCCGACCACGATGATCCCCGTGATTTGCCCTGGATCGCCTCTTGGTCACCTGCCGACCGAGCCGCACGACAGGGCCACACCTGTGTCGCAAAACATACAGGCGAAGGTCCGGCAGGCACTACGATAATCGAAACCTCTCATTCCTGTGAAGGGGGCATGCCTCACACCCGGGTGGGCGATCGAATTATGATCCCGGATTCAGTGTTGCCAACAGAACAACAAGAAATCATCAACCATGAACTCATCCATATTTTTCAGGCGCGAAACGCAGAGGCTTGGAAACGCTTTTATCGTCAAAACTGGTCTTTTGAACTCTACCAGGAGCCGCCGGCCTCCCTGCCCGCCGATCTCCGTGCAGCCAAACGCAGCAACCCGGACACCTGGAATCCCGCTGCCGGAGGGGCCTGGTCCTGCTGGAAAGGTCGCTGGTGGCCGCTGGCAGTCTATACAGATCCCCAACATCCAACGCTTCGGGGTGCGGTCACGGTTTGGTGGGATACATGGAAAGCGGCAGTTTCAAAAGATCCTCCCGAAGGCTGGTTTGATTTTTTCGGGCCCGTAGCTCAAGACGAACATCCTCACGAAATGGCAGCAGTCTATATTGCAACGGAAGAGCAACGATCCGAAGCTGGGCGGCGGCTCCATCAGTGGTGGACCTCCACTGGCCAGATTTTATTTCATCCACTGACCCGCTAAGTTTTCCTCTGCCTCCTTTAGGGACCCCTCCGCCATGGAAACCATAATTCTTGCAATCGACCCATCATTTCGCCTTTTAGGGAAGCGCTCCATAGCACAGTTCCGATCCATTCCATTCGCAGCGTCGCCACTCGACTCTCATCGGCGAGGAGCCCGTCATGAACCCAAAAAATTCGAAGCAGGAAGTAAGGGGGTCCCATGCGAGGTCGAAAAACGCGACGGATTAAGTCGAAAGGCAGGGCGATAGATCGGCTTACTGTAAAGAAACAGGCCGATAACTTCTATCAGGTTGTCAATAAAAACTGGCTCGATCATTTACAGATACCCGATACGGAAACACGCATTACGCAAGCGTATTTCATCCGCGAGGATATCAATAAAGAACTCAATGCACTCATTGCAGAGCAGGTAGCCTCAAAAGGGCCCAACCCCATTCAAACACTGATGAGGTCGCTGGAAGCCCTTGAAGAGATCCCGCGAGGTCTATCGCCACTTATCCAAACAGTCATGTCGCTCACCACAGCGTCCGACATTTCAGCACGCATTGGCTGGATGAATCGTGCTAGCATTCCGAGCCCTATTGACATCTATGTGCAAGGGGATCCGCACGAGCAAACTCGCTGTCTGATCTTTCTTGAGGAGGGATCACCCCAGATAGGACCGTCTTTCTACTGGACAGAGCGCGCCTATGTCAAGAAACGGCGCGCCTATGAGCGATACTGTAGCCGGTTAGCGCATATTGTAGGTCTGCCATCTCTTGAACATGGATATGTGGCAGAGCGGGAGATCGCGCATCAATACTCGACCCGGGAAGAGAAATCCGATGCACGGAGGAGCACAAACGCACTCAGCTGGTCGGCTCTCTGTAGTAGCTATACAACTATCGATTGGACTCGCCTCTTTACATCTCTCGGTCTTCCTGAAGATCGGCTGAAAGAGTATCACTATAATGTCCTGTCACCCTCCTATATCCATCACCTCCAGAGCCGTATGCAGTCTTGGTCTGCAGATCGGTGGGCAGGATGGTTCGGTCTCGCCACCACGCAATGGGCCGCTGGACGTGTGCCTGCGGGCCCTCTCCGCGATGCATGGTTTGGCTACAATTATCGGTTCATGCAGGGCATGGATTCCGATGAGCCGCGCCCGGCTCTTCACAGAGCCATGATTCGTCTTATGATGCCGGCAACTCTAGGGCGTCTCTGGGTTTCCAAACATTATGAACCGTGCTTCCGTCAGCGCATCCTTGCTATGATTGACATGATTCGGGAGGCCGCGGCAACCTGCCTGCAGACAACCGAATGGATGGCCCCCAGCACGCGGGCTGCTGCCATCAAGAAGTTGCGAGCCATGGAGATCTTTGCCTGTTGGCCCTCTCTCTCGTCCTGGTCCTCTGCGGTCGCGGAGCCGACCTGCGGCCTGTCCACCAATTTTATAGAGAACATACTCTTCTTGGCTGCTGGGCGGATGGATCGGAATCTGAGCCAACTAACGAAGGGTGTCTGTGGCAAGCGATCAGTGGATAACAATGAATGGGCACGCCCCGTGTTTGAAGTGAATGCCTTCTATTATCCTGATCTTAACCGGTTTGTGATGCCAGCCGGTATCCTGAGAGCCCCATTTTATGATTCCAAGGCCTCTCTAGTCACAAATTACGGAGCAATCGGTGCCACGATTGGTCACGAATTATGTCATGCATTTGACGCCGAAGGACGCACCTACGATGCGGTCGGCAATCAGCGGGACTGGTGGTCGGATCATGATGACAAGGAATATAAGCGAAAAGCTGCGGCTGTGGTTCGACTGTATGAATCGGTGGACTATCGCGGTATGGAAGTGGACGGTGAGCTTACCCTGGTAGAGAATATTGCAGACATTGGAGGTCTTGAGTTCGCGCTCGAAGGACTCCAACGGGCTTTGAAGAGGAAAGTAACGGATGCAGAACTCCGGGAGTTCTTTACGGCCTTTGCGATCTCGTGGCAATCAAAAGATCGGCTGAAACGTGCAGCGCAGCTTCTGGATTCGGACCCCCATGCACCGCCCATGCTACGTGTCAATCATGCTGTCAGACAGTTCGATGAATGGTATCGCGCGTTTGACATACAGAAGGAGGACCCCGGCTTTATTCCGCCCGAAAAGCGGATTCATTTTTTTAGAGCAGCATAAGATCGGCCAGGCGCCAATATTCATAGTTGCCATCCGGCATCTGGCGCTTCAGAATCAGAGGAATCCGCTTGGCCTCCAACTCCGCCTTTGCAATTTCATAGACA